AAAGATAGGACGACATGCATATCCCGGCATGACAACGGCTTTGTGGACAAATGAAATATAAATAAAACCAACTCTTACTAATAACGTACCACCTCCGCTTTAGACTCGAAACAACTTCTATACTTAGCAGGATCAGACACGATCGTTGCTATAGCAGACACCAACGCCTTACCCGCCTCGACGTCTACGCCGTATCTTGTCTTAACCATCGAAGCAATGCGCTCGGTGTTGATACGATACATATAAGGCCTACACGCATCTGCCATACTGATATACCTCTCTGTCCATTGAGGATCTTCAGCTGATATTGGTTGTGATCTCTTTTCCACCCACTTAATGGGATCTGGAACCAACTCTACATGACAATTCTCCTCATCTATAACTACAAAATTAGATGCAAAATAAGGTGAATCCGTGATGTACATCTTAGCAGTTAAATTAAAAACCTCAGCTAGTATAGCTACGGCTTCATTTTCACAGCCTATCGATTTGCATGCCACCAGGGAATCATCCCCCATGAACACAGCCCAAGCTATAGAAGAAGGCGCGTAAGCATAAGAAACACTTAATATGTTCAAAATCACATTGCCAAACGCAGTAGTGGCATCCCCAGACTTCCTCTGAAACCTAACCTGCAAACTAAGGCCTGTAGTAATAGACCTAATGCTACAATCTACATGACCATCGACCCAACGTTGTAACATTCCTTCATTCATACCCAACTTACGGAAAACATACTCTTCCAGCTTGAAAACGAATGCGTCTTGAGACTTATCGTATTTAGAATAATCATTTTCTAAATACTTTAAATCTGCCCCGTAAGGGTGATTACTCCTTATGAACCCAGCTATATCACGTGAATCCTTCAACAAGTTAACGTGTATCTCAGGCCGAAGCAACGACAGAAACCTACGAACTAAAACCCTAAACATAGAGCTATACATAGAAGACAACGCCTTCTGATGATACACTATAATCTGAGGCTCAATCCTAGCACGTATCGGCTTATCACTTAAAGGAGGTTTCACATCCGCTTTCAAC